ATCCGGAACGTCATCAACAGTTGCATCGGCTACTCCATCTGGTTCAAATATGATTTATACACCAACATCCAATTTCAGGATTGGTGGGTCGGTCTCAGCTGGGCAGATTGTCGGCAACCTCGCCGACGTCCGCGTGTCCAACGTGGCTCGGTACACCGGCTCGACGTACACAGTTCCCAACGTGGCGGACGGCTCGGCTCCGTTCGTGACCGACCGTAACACTTTGCTCCTCCTCAAATCTCTCGCCGGTCAAACAGGAACCACATTGGAGGTCCAGGGCCGCGGGCTCAACGCAGTTTCATTGGGTGCGACGAGATCCGTACAGAGTTACCCGCCGGCGCCCATGTCGTCTTATTTGCTCGATACAACTTCGAATGCCTCCGTCACGTACGGGCAGGGGAAGTACGTGGCGAGTGCGAGTAGTGAGTATTTCAATGGAGCTTATCCAGTATGGGCGGCATTTGATAAGAGTACAAGTCTCAGTGCAATTTACGGAGGTGGAACAATATATTCATATTGGACAAATGGTTCGCAATTATATAGTGCGACAACCGGACTATATACAGGGCCGTTAACAACTGTTGATACTTTAGGAAACGCATACCTTGGAGAATGGCTTCAGCTCCAAGTTCCAGTTTCAACGCTTCTTTCAAACTATGTCATGTCCGTCCGTTCGGATTACGTACACCAGTCACCGTCTAAATTTTGGATTCTAGGATCTCGTGATGGCCTCAATTGGACTTTAATGGATTCACGTTCTGGAATTTCATGGGCTTCGGCCACACAAACGTTCACTGTGGGTGCAACGCAGGCATATAACCTTTTTAGGGTTGTTGTAAACTCTACTACCAATGGTCTAGGAACGGCGAATTTCATGACAATCCTGGAATGGACCCTCAACGGCACCGAAGAGTCCCTCTGCGTGACGTCCGACGCGAAAGTGGGCGTGGGCATCGCCAACCCGCAGCGCGCCTTGGAGGTTGCCGGCGATCTCGTCGTCTCGGGCACGATCAGTGGAGGCGCGGGCATGGGCGCGTTCCGCAACCGCATCATCAACGGCGACATGCGGATCGCGCAGAGGGGGACGAGCACGACGGGTACAAATCCCCTGTTTTGCACTGTAGATCGCTTCACGTTCACAGGTGGTACAGGTACACAGACGGTTACTCAACAGCTCCTCGCCGCACCTGACACGCCGTATCAGCTCGGTATACGGTTCTCGTCGCGCATCGCGGCTAACACGCCAGTTACACAGTACGGTATACAACAATCCATCGAGGGCAATAACATCATCGACATGATGTGGGGGACTTCGTTTGGTGCCCCAGTCACCCTTTCTTTCTGGGTCAGATCACAGTGCACCACTGGATCAGTTGTGAGTGTTTCTATTCGTAATTCAGGTGGCGTGAATTCGTACGTGACTTCATTTACGATAAATGCAGTAAATACTTGGCAGTATCAGGTTCTCACGATTCCACCTCCTCCTAATGGAACGACGTGGTACAGAGATAATACTACGGGAATCCTTCTTGACATCGGTTCTTATTTACCAGGTTACTCGACCGCCTCGACGTCGACGTGGCTGACCGGAAACTACACCATGTCAAGCGGCGCGACCAACATCCTCGCCAACGCCGGCAACTTCATCGAACTGACAGGCGTCCAGCTCGAGAAAGGTTCCGTGGCTACGCCGTTCGAGCAACGCCCATTTGCTCAGGAGTTGGCGCTGTGTCAGAGGTACTTTACCAAACTCGGTGGGACTACGGGGCTTGAATATATAGGGTCGGGGATCGCAGCGTCCACCACTCAAGCGAACATTTTGTGCATCACACCCGTCCCTATGCGAGACATTTCAGCAACCACCATAAACGTTTTGAACGTCGGGAATATCCGTCTCCTAGGAAGTTTATCAGGTGCATGGAACGCTATCATCACTACCGCTATAATAAGAGACTCGGCAGGTACGAACGGTATAACGGTCCAGGCTACTGTCGGCAGTGCCTCTTTGACGCTCGGCTATCCCTATTTTCTCCAAAACACAAACAGCACTGGCGGCGTCATCCAAATAAATAACGAGCTCTAGTAGTAGAATGGAGGCTGTTATCGACCCAGCAGGCCCCACCATAGTCGGTCAAGTCCCTCCAGGCGCTTGTCGCCACGGGGGTGCTTGGGCCGATTTCCTGACCGTTCCCATCCCAGACGGACTCGAGGGCAAGCCCCTCAAGGCTGAGCTCGTTGATGACGTCTGGGTCATCTCCCTCGACGTCGATACCGTGACCGCCGCCGCCTGGACTCAACTCAGAACCGAGCGCAACGCGAGACTCGCCGCAAGCGACTGGACGGCTCTGGCCGACGCACACCTCAGCCAAGACAAGAAAGACGCCTGGTTCGCCTACAGGCAGGCCCTGCGCGACCTGCCGGACGAGGTCACGGACGAGCAGGTCACGAGTTCTGCGAACTCGGTCCCCTGGCCCCCGGCTCCAGGAACTAGCGTTCCTGTCGCTCCCGTCACTGGCTCGCGTCTCTCCAGTCTCTTGACTCACGCGGAGGTCGAGCCCGTCCCAGAGGCTGAGCCCGTCCCAGAGGCTGAGCTCGTCCCAGAGGCTGAGCCCGTCGTTGAGGCTGAGGTCGTCCCAGAGGCTGAGCCCGTCGTGGAGTCTGAGCCCGTCCCAGAGGCTGAGCCCGTCGTGGAGTCTGAGCCCGTCCCAGAGGCCGAGGTCGTCGTGGAGTCTGAGCCCGTCCCAGAGGCTGAGCCCGTCGTGGAGTCTGAGCCCGTCCCAGAGGCCGAGGTCGTCGTGGAGTCTGAGCCCGTCCCAGAGGCCGAGGTCGTCGTGGAGGCTGAGGTCGTCCCAGAGGCTGAGCCCGTCCCCGAGGCTGAGGTCGTCCCAGAGGCTGAGCCCGTCGTGGAGGCTGAGGTCGTCCCAGAGGCTGAGCCCGTCGTGGAGTCTGAGGTCGTCCCAGAGGCTGAGCCCGTCGTGGAGGCCCCGGTCGTCCCAGAGGCTGAGCCCGTCGTGGAGGCCCCGGTCGTCCCAGAGGCTGAGCCCGTCGTGGAGGCCCCGGTCGTCACGGCGCAGTAAACACTTAAAGTTATTTTCCTCACATAAATCAGGTATGGAGACATATAAAGGCACCCCCATCGAACGCATCTTCGCCTTTTGGGACGAGCAGCAGCAGAAGCTCGAAGAGGCCAAGCAGCGCAAAGCTGAAAGCAATCGCAGGGCCCGGGCAAAGTACCGTGAGACGCACCGGGAAGAGACCCGTGATCAGTCGGCCCGATATTATGAGGAAAACAAGGCTGAAATTTTAACAAGTCATGCCGAGCGGTACGCCTTCAGGAAGATGGCGACCACTTGAGTTTCCTCAGGAGACGAGACGAGTCTCCTCAGAAAAAATCCCAGGCCATGATAGGATGGCTCCCGTGTTCATGTGTCCGACCCCAAACTCCAAGACTCCCGTCCAACTCAACACCCAGGCGGAGGTTGAGGAGTTTCTCCAGTCGAACCCATATGCATGCGAGGTGCTTGTTTCCCGTAACGGTAAGAAGCCCTTTTTTGAATACCAAATCAAGTCGGCCACCAGGCTCACGGAGGTTGAAATCCTTCAGCGCAGGTGCGAATGTGAAAATGATCTCGAAATGATCGTAAACTCCCAGAACTACCCGAGACTACGCATTCATGGAATCGTGTCCACCTTCCAGGAGGGGGCTGTATGGTTCACGCACTTTCGCTTCGTCGTGACCGGAACACAGCTCGATGACTATGTTATTCAGCTTCGTAAAATAACCGATGGTACGGTATTCAATAAAGCTCCATCGAATGTGTTGAGTTTCCGGGGCGCGACGCTCATCGGTGACTCCTCTTGGCTCGACGTCTGTGTCCAGGCCCAGGACGGTGATTCGCTCGTATGGGTCATCAAGAACCCAGATGCCACAAACTATGAACGTGAAAAGATTGAATTTGAAAAGACTCACTTGAAAATCATGAACCCCTTTGGATTCGTGCGTCTCACACAGGGTGGAATTCAACTCATGAATCGGGCTATCCTTTTTCAGATGAATGAAAACAAACTCCTGAAGGATGAGCCCTTCGTCAAGCGTTGGCTCAAAGACCCTACCATGCGCACCTACGAGAATATCGACTTTCTCCCCCCACCCACGTCGTGTCCAAAGGACGTCTTCAACACATGGCAGGGCTTTGCGGCTCAGAAGATCACGGAGACGTCCGGTTCGGCCGCCATGTTCATAGATCACGTCGAGGCTCTTTTCGGTGATCAGGCTGGATATGTGTTCAAGTGGCTCGCGAACATCGTTCAGTACCCGGGTCGCAAGACGGAGGTGGCACTCGTCATCATCGGTCGGCAGGGAGCGGGTAAATCAAGCGTGTTCGAACACGTCATGAAAAAGGTGATGGGAGCCGAGTACTTCGGTCACACGTGCAGCCCTGACAAGGATCTGTTTTCCCAGTTCGCCCCGTTGACCAACTCGAAAATCATGGTGGTCGTTGACGATTTCAACGTCGGCACCATAAAGATGAACTCCGATCAGTTCAAAACATACATCACGGGGGAGACTGTCCAGTACGAGGCCAAGGGCATCATGCGCTGCACCCTCAACAACTGCTGTAATTTCGTCATAATTCACAATAAGCCCGATCCCGTAAAGCTCGACTCAGATGACAGACGCTACGCAGTCCTCGAGTGCTCGAACAAGTTTTACAAAAACGTCGAATACTTTCAAGAGTTTCGCAAGTACGCCAGTGAGCCAGGTAACATTAGGGCCATCTACGATCACCTCACGGGCATCGACATCTCCCAGACGAATTTCCAGGCGGAGCGCCCGATGACGGACATCTACAAGCGCGTCAAGAGCCTCTCGGTCGACAAGGAACTGCTGTTCATTTACCACAAAGTTCAGAAGGCCGTGACCGAGACTATACGCATCAAGAGTTCGGACATGTTTGATGATTACCACGACTGGGTCGTCAGGTGTCGGTTCTCAGATTACAAGCCTAAAAACAAGCAGACATTCAAGCCATCCATCGATAAGATCCAGGGCGTCAAAGTCGAGACGGGTCATGCAGGGTCGTACACATGGGTCATCGATTGCCGAGAGGTCGTCAAGGGTATCGAGGATCAGGGGTACGACGTTTGGGATCTTTCAGGATAGGTTTCACCCAGGTTTCACCCAGGTTTCACCCAGGTTTCACCCCGTGTTTTGGTGAGAAATAGGTTGAAATGGTGAAGTGGAGAAGTGGTGAAGGGTGGAAAGTTGAAAAATTTTGGGCACCCTCGCCACGACCCCATGATTTTTGGATTTTGAAAACGGGTTTCACCTTCACCATTTTTCCCCAGGAGACGAAGTCCGTCTCCCCAGAAAAAAATCTCAGCCCATGACAAAGTATGCCAGGCTATATTTATTTAATCATGATGGCTGACGGTGTGTACAAGGTGGGGCGGACCCAGCAGGACTACGGGAACTCTATGAAAAGGCTCAAGGCGTACCCGGGCGACTCGATCATAGCGATGGTCCTGAAGGTTCATGACGATGTGGTGGTCGAGAGGGAGGTGCTCCGTCGGTGCCGTCTGGCGTTCGGCGTTCACCCCAGGGGGCTTGAATACTTCAGGGGACCTGAAGACGAATTCATGAAGATAATTTACGAGTGCAAGAACTTTACTGCAAGGCCACCG